GAGTAGGGGCGACGCTTTTAACTCTTGCATGATTTCTTCAATGGTCTGATCATACTTTTCATTTACGATTAGATCTTCAAGAAATTCTTCAATAGCGTCATTTGATGGTTTTTGTGCTTCTGTAACAGTCGCGGACTTAATCAAGTCGATCAATGCCAAAGGGTCATTCATTGCGCGCCCAGCGTTGAACATAGTCATAGCGCCATAACCGGTTTTCATTCCTTCCATTTCAACCGAATGAAGCTTATTCATTTCACGTAAAAAGCCAATCCCAAAGCGTAAAGTATAGTCTTTTCCACCAATATTTAAAATCATGTTGTTATTTCTCCTTTAAAAAAATTAAAAAAATAAGGGGCTATCAAAGCCCCTGAAAATTAAGCTGGTAACCCTGTACCTTCACCCTCTTTAGCCAAAGTATGGTATTCATACTGTGCCTTATTAATAGCGGATTTTTGACTTTCTGTTAGTGTATCTGTACTGATTACACCATTTCCATCAATCGCCATTTCATAGGTAAGTTCTACCTTATCATCTGCCGGCGCGGAAATTTCAAAGTTTTTGAAAAATCCTTGGTAGTATTCCACGTCATATTTTTCCTTACCTTGATCTTCGCGTTTGCTTGCTAGGTCCACGATCCAAACTTCGATCTTGTCGGTATTGCGGAACCATTGGCGCATTTCTTTCCACATATTCACCGTGTCTTTATCTTCACGGTAAGCTAGAGAAGTAAATTCCCCTGAAGTTTCACCGTCGGAAACAGAGTTAACTACTCCATCTTTCGTTTTTGTGGTTTCAACTTCTTTTTCCGCGTTCAAAGTTAATTCCGTTTGGAATCTCACTTTTCCAGCGTCTTGTTTCTTTTGATCCTTAACGCGTCGGAAAAACGCGATATAATCTTTTCCTTGAATCAATTCTGCCATTAGTTATTTTTTCTCCTTCTTAGTATAGGTAAACTTGACATCCAGGACCACATGAAGCAAAGGCCGGACGTCTGTATTATCTGGTATGATCTGTTTGTTAGTGCTAGTGTGCTGTAAGTGATATTCCCACTTCCCGGAAATGTTTTTGATATTCGTTTCTAAATAGGCTGTAATATCGTCCAAAATATTCCGCTGTGTCCTTTCAGCGTAAATGTGGACCGTTTGACCCACCTCACCGAAAAGGTCGTTATTCGGGCTTTCTAGGGCGTTATTTTCACCAATATAAATAAAGGGGTATTGTGTCCCTGCTTCGGGCAAAAAATCAAAGGTTTTTTCCCTTGCTTCCGCCATCTGATAAATCAATCTGAATAATTCATGGTTTGGCGTCATTTAAAAACCCCTTTCATTACGTTTGTCATATCTTCCTGAAATAGTGGTTGGACTTCCTGGATCATTGGGCGCATGAAAGGCGTTCCCGGTTGGTACCGGGTGCCATATTCCTGATAGCCAGAATAACCGGCTTCAGCGTGTATGTGTGCTTCCATGCCCTGATAAGTCGTTGTTATGTGATTCTTTAGAAAACTTGTGTCAACCGGCGCTTTCTTTTTTGCTACTGCTTTGCCACGTTCGCCATTGTTTTTTAAGACTTCCAAAGATTGTTTAACAGCGTTCGGGTGAGCGTTTGAGATCGTCATTGTCAGTTTCTCTATACCGTGCCATTTAATCTTAACGCCCAAAAGGTCCTACTTTCTTCAACCGTACAGCCCCTTTAATTGGCGCGTCGATTGCTTCGATAGGCTCGTAGGTATCACGTTCAAAAACGGCCTGTGTAAAAGGTGCTTGTTCTTTTTGAAACCGGCAAGAAATGACTATATCTGTACGGTTCCCGTACAGTTCAAATACCTTTAGTTGACTGACTTTATTAACCAAACAAGGGACCGTAACGGTTTTTCTTGCTTGTGTTTCATAATCATCCGTTTCCGGATTGTATTTCTTACGCCACCCACATATCAAGGTAATTCGGTGTGGTGTTTTCATAGGAAAAACACCTTTCCGCGTTCCCGTTGTGTACCGTCCAAACCAAAATCTTTATTAAGAATAGCCATGTAAGGTTTGAATAGGTTATCCCACTCTTGGTAAGTCACGGAATAACCGTCAACCGTTTCAGACGTTACACCCTCGGAACCTTTACGCCCGTACAGCTTATACACCACGTTTTCAATCATGAAATTGTACTTAGCGTCAATTTCAAGTGTTCCGGTTAGTCCTTTAAAATAGCTTTCAGCGTCATCCACTAAATCTGTCAACAAATCATTTTCGTAGTTGTCGGAAGGGTCGATACCCAACCGACGTTTAATTTTTGCTAGTTGGGCTTCTTCCATCTTTTAATTCCCTTCGATAGTTTGGGCCAAAGCTACTAGATCCGCTTTTTTTGCGTCTGCTTCATATTCCACGCCAGCGCTATCTAGTAACTCTTTCAATTCTGCCACCTTCAATTTTTCAACCGGTTTTTCAGTTTCTTCAACCGGTGCCACTTCCTCGGTTGGTGCTGGTGCTGGTGTTTCTTCACCTTTAGCACTCAAAACACCCTTACCAATTAATTCAGCAAGCCGGTCCTTAGAAACTTCAAAACCCTTACGGGGGAAAATGTCCCCTGTTTCGTAAAAGCGGTTATTATCTTTGGTGTCGATAATATTCCGGGTTACAATATAAGCCATTGATTACCCCTTTCTAATTTGATTAGACGCTTTCAGCGCTAGCGGTCAATTTAGCAAACGCGTTTGCCTTAGTAACCATTACAGCAATATCCATAGTAACGCGAACAGCTACCATTTCCTGTTCAAACAAGTTGATAGGTGTTCCGTCTTGGTTCTTCATAGTCGAAATTTGGCCTTCTTCTGAAATCTTGAAATTGATATTGTAAGGTACGCCATAAATCAAGCTGTTAAAGTCACCGGCCAAAAGGTCTCCTTTTTTGAATTGCTTAGACTTAAGATCCACGGTAGTGATACCATCAATAGTATTGTTTGCTTTGTCGTAAATTGTTTTCTTGTCACCGTCGCGGGCTTCACGCAAAGCAGAACGGTTTTGGATCTTAGAAACAAAAGCATTAGGGTTGATATCAGCTTCATAAAGCTTATCTTCCAATTTAAGAAGGTTTTCATAGTTGATTGGTCCAACCACGACTTGACTAGAATCTTTAGCGGACTTAGCTACTGAATTAGCGAAAGGTGTTTCATGCCCCAAAAGTCCAGCTTCATCAATCTTAGTATGGAAAGCTTCCACAATTTGCGGTTTCATATCTTCAAAGAATTTTTCCCATGTATAGTTCAAAGCTTCACGGGAAGCAACAAGAATGATACCCAACTTGTGAGCCTTCAAAGAAACAGGAACCACTTCAGGTTTATCAGTCTTGATTTTTTCTGTTTCGTTTACCCAGTAAGCAGAAACGCCATCTGTTTGAACGTAAACAGTTTTTTCTTGCAAGCCGTCCATTTCGTGATATTGTCCAAGTTGCATTACTACGGAGTTTTCAGCGACATCTTTCATAATAATGTCGGTCATTTTCTTGGTAAAAGTACCGTCTTTCTTTTCGGAAACTAGGACTTTTTCAGGGTTAAAAGTTTGTACTGTCATATTTTAAAATTCTCCTTTAAGGTTATTTAATGATTCGGGAACTACGGAAAATATCCCCTTTATTTGAATTTTCGGCCCCACTAAATTCTGATGAAACTCTAGGGGGTTCCGATTGCGAATATTCAGCCTTGATTTCACTAATAATACTTTCAAGGTCTGAAATAGCTTGTAAAGTACCTTCAGCGGTATCCTTGACAACAAAAGAAATCACTTTGTCATTAACCGGAAGTTTCCGGCTAGAAAGTGTTTTAATCGCTTCATCTGTCAATTCTCGCTTGGTTTGTTCTTTTTCAAGTCCAGCGATCTTATCAAGTAAAGCTTGTTTTTCTGCTTCAGCTTCTTTCCGGCGGTATTCTTCCAATTCCTTACCGGTAAGTTCGCTTTCTGCCTTGTATTTTTTCAAGGCTTTAGAAATTGCGTCCGCTGTATCTTTGGAATGTTTTTCTTCCAAGGATTTCAAACGGCGTTGCATTTCGGCCACTGATACCATCTTTTCCGGTTCCTGTGTCGGAGTGCTAGCTTGTTCCTCAACTGCTTCCGGTGCTTGTGGTTCAACAACCTGTGTATTTTGTTCTTCTGCCATTAGTAGGCTCCTTTCTACGCTTTTACGGGCAACCCCCCCGAACTCATGCAACTTTTAACGTCTTCAGCACGGTTTGGACAAAGAAAAAAAGAAGGTGAAATTCTAAATTTCATCTTCTTCATTTAGTTTAAAATCGTTTAAGGTGCTACCGCCCTTTTTATATTTTAGTTCAATATGTCCATAGCCTGAGCACCTACAGTTTGGGTGCATAGGGTACATATTCACGCCCTTTTCCAATTCATCAACCGGAAAGGCCTTGCCGTCCAAAGGGGCGCATATTTCACACGCTCCCGGTTCAGCTACAAAAATAAAATGTGTGAACTCACCATCCACCAGCATTTCTTTTTGTGTATCTGCATTGATTCGGGCTATTTCCGTCTTGATCAACCTTTCAGCACTTGACCGGCTAGCGCCGTATTTCTTAGCTAGCCTGTCCCGTTCCTGTTTATACCCCATCATATCCGTATAAATACGGTTAAGAGAAGCAAAAACATCCTTTTGTAAAGTTTGTTGTAAGCCCGTCTTACCCCAAACACGGTTAGAGAAAGATTCGCCGTAAAAATCAGCGTCTAGAATCGCTTCTAGGCGCTTTTTCACTCCCTTGGATGAATTACCCAAAATCCCCGCTTGGCGCTCAAATTCGCTTAGTATTTCGCTTCTACGGGCCTGATCAAACATTTCATAGGTTTCCGCTGTTAGGTTTTGTATTTCCAAGTCTAATTCAGCCTTTAGGAGTTCAAGCCGGCTTACTTTCATCTTCAAGTTGTAAACTCTTAACCATTCATTAGTAGCTGGTGAAAAGTCTTTTTCTTTAACGGCTTTATAGGCTTTCTTATTGAACTTTGTAACGTCCATTTTGTTGGCCCGTTTCATGGCTTCCTGTTTGGTTAAACCTTCACGGCCGGCATAATTGATATAAAAGCGGTCTATTTGGGCTTGTAGGCGGTTATAAGATTCCTGATAGATTTCAACCAAGATTCTTTCACGCTCTAAATCCCGCTTCATTAAGGCGCTTTGGGCCTTACGTTCGGCATTATACTTCCGATTGTCCGCTATTTTCAAGTTCATCCGCTTCACCTACTTTAAAATGACGTTCAAGATCGCTTGCGCCTTCCTCTTTCTTGATTCGGTCGACTTCCGTTTCAAAATCCGTAAAACTTGCATTATTAAGGAGAGTTTCCTGTGAGATTTCCCCGCCCGCTTCGATAAAGGCTTTTATTTCCGTCCAAACATCTTGTGGAATGTTAGGGTGGAAAGTGAAAGTTAGCTTGTCAGCTTCGATTTTAGGACCATTCACGGCCTTATGAATGTTACTGATTAACTCATAACGACGGCGCAAAGCCTTAGTAAAGTAAGTTTCCTTGTCTTTTCGGACTTGTTCCAGCCCAATCATCTTATAAAGTAAGGCAATTCCTGACTGTGTAGAATTAAAATGATCATCTTCAAGGTTAGGAATACGACTGAAACGGTGAATATCATTCGCCAAACGGTTTTTATAAGCTTCCGTCCCCTGTACGTCGTATTGTTTATAGATATAACCGGCGTCCGCTGTCGTTTGTTGACCATTCGCACTAATTCCTGTTTGAAGTAGTAGCGTGTTTGCGTCCTTCATTTTGGCAACATTGTCAGCCGTTGCCCCGATAGCTTCCAAATCACCCTTAATTAATAACATAGCGTCATTGAGATCACTCATATAGTTAGCGGTGTCTGATTCGCTAGCATCGTAAGCGTCAATTAGGGAGATTTCACTTTCATAATCACCCATACGGTAGCGGTTATTCCACCATTCAACCACCGGGATATCATTATAATTGTGTTTGGTCGCTTCATCCAAAACTAGGCGCGGGCTGTAAGAAGTAAATGGTTTATACTTAATCACTTGATCTTTAGTATAAACCGTCATATTGACACGCTCGTTATAGATTGGAAGGTGTACAGCACAAATAATATTTTGTTCCACGGTCAAATCTCGGACCACAAACATTTCAAGGGGACTAATCAAAACCACCCGGTCCATATTATCACGATCACGGAAATGATATTCATAAGCACGGCCATAAACGGAAGCGTCAAAGGCTAAATCACTATTCAGGGCGTTAATATCATTATTCCATTCAATTTCTTTGATTGATTGTAACTGGTCTTTGTTTCCGCCTTCCATGATTCCAACTGTTACCGGGTTACCGATAACATAGGAAGTAGCAAAGCTGGAAATATAACCACCCCAGCGGTGTCTTACCCGGTAATCTGCTTTCTCTTTATCTAGCCGGCGTTTACCGGTTAAAATGCTGTAATTTTCACCTTTAGCATAAGAACCTAAAATCCGTAAGCGTTGCTTTTGATATTCAAAAAACGCTGTCAGCATATCCCGGAAGGCTTTATTTCCTTTAGCTGTGTTTAGCAATTCTTCAGCGGAAGAATATCTAAATTGCTCATTAGCTAGCCTACTAAATTGCAAGCTATCGTTACGGGTTGAAACTTCAATATCCAAACCGTGTTCAAATTCATTCACATGATCCATTTTTTAACCTACCTTCTAAACAAGCGATTTACCTTGGAAATCGTCTTATTAACATCTAGTTCCTTTTTCTTTTGGAAAATTCTATCTTGTACCGCATAGCGTACCGCGTCCAAACAGTGGTTATAACTGTCCACTGGTTCGTTAATGTATTCATTCGTAGCCTTGTCTTTCTTCCAAGTGTAATTCTCTAATTCCTCAATAGTCTTTACGCACCGTTCATCAACAATGATTTCATATTGTAGTATGTACTGTATGCCCTGCATAACTGATCCAGGGCCTTTTATAACATCAATTACCCGTGGAATATCTAGGTTCCTTAATTCCTGGTTTGATTTCTTTTCAGCACTATCAGCCCGGATAATTTCTTTTGAATAGCCCAGGGCCTTGATAGCTTCAGCTATCTTGTCATTCGTAAGGCCTTTCTTGACGTATTCCTCTAGGATATAAAGGCGCTTGTTTTCATCATCCACTTTGACGTGCATAAAGGAGCTAGGGTCATTTATGAAACCATAGTCAAGGCCGAAGTCTGACGGAATGTGTTTTAGTTCTTCTTTGTTTAGTAACTGTTTTTTATACTTAGGAAATACAAGCTTATCTAATGTCGCAAACTCCCCCAGGGCGTATATTTTATAGTAGGCCTCGTTTCTTTCAGCAAGTTCTTCTATATTCTCCTTTGTGACTTCATCCAAAAACCTGTTATCTTTATATGTCGTTTGATAGATAACGGTATTTTTGGGCTTTTTTACAAAGAAGGCGTTATATACCCAATTAACTTTAGACACCGGGTTAAACATCAAATAAATCTGTTTGTTAGGGTGTTTCTTATCCCGTAGCCGTAGGGTTAACTGTGTATAATCGTCCAAAGTAAATTCAGACGCTTCTTCCATGACTACGTCTGAAATACCTTTAATAGACTTTATTTTTTCCGGATTGTCTAACCCTTTGAAAATGAATTGGGCGCCGTTCGGTAACTCAATCCGATAAGCAGAATTATTAACCTTGCAAGCACCAAGTAAGCCCCAGGCTTCCAAGCATTGTTTGACATCCTCAAAGATGGAATCGTAAACGCTAGATCCAACTTTCCGCAAAAAAAGAACCTTCCTTGGATATTTCCAAGCCTGAAGGCTTTTAAATACTACTTTTTGGATAACTCCATGACTTTTCCCGCTGGAAGCCCCGCCGTAGTGAATTTCTGTGAAGGTGCTATAGTCGGTTAATTTATCGTAAATGTGCTTATTAAAAACCCGGCTTGGATTCTTAATTTTTATTTTAATCTGTGGTTTCTTCATCGTCCCAGCTACCTAGTTCAATTTCTACCACCCGTTGAGTGATTTCCTGTCTATCCACAAATAAGCCGTACCGTTTACCTAAATCAACCGCAGAAGCCCGTCTAGTTGCTACTGATGGTTTGGCGTCCACAATTCTTTGATAACCTTCACCGTCCAGGACCAAAAGCGGTTCAGTGACTTCACCACGCATTACAGCGGTAAGAAATTCTAACACTTCTTGTTGATCTGCGACGCGTTCGGACTTCAGTTTTTCAAGCTGTTCATCTATATACTCTCTTACCTTGGTATTTCTTAGTAACTTACTTCCATTTACTTCAGCGGTTTTTATACTTTTGATTTTCGGATACGCCTTCTTATAAGCTTCCGTAGCATTTAATGAAATGATATAATGATCCGCAAAAATTTTCTGCCTTTCCGTCATTCCCATATTTTGGCTCCTTTCTGGTAAAATTTAAACAAAAAAAGGATAAAACTCCGTTGTTTTATCCCTATTACTTGATACTAACATTTTATCACATTGAAACAATCGTGCTCTTACAATGTAAATATATGAAATTTGAACTATACCGTCAACTATCAAACGTTATCACCATTAATAATTCTATCCAGTTCATCAATCGCGGACCGTTTCAAACGGTAATAAGTCGGTATTGAAATACCGTCCAGATCATTACAAATATCCAAAACGTGTTTTTTAACAATATAAGTAAGCCTTAATACTGTTCTTTGTTTAGGATCTTTCAGCTTATTGATAACCCTACTCAATTCTAACTTTCTGTTAATAATTTCCGTTGTGTCCTGCTCTATTGCTTCCTTCATAACTACTAATTGAGTGTACACGTCGTCAATTTTACGGCCTTTTCCACCGGATATTTTATCAACTTGGAATTTCGGGCTTGATAGTAGCCCAGCTTCCAACTCATTGATTTCATCCATCCGGCTTTTAATGTCAATGTCCAATTTCTGCAATTCATCAAGTAATTCCTGTGCCTTACTAACCAATTCCCCCGAACTCCTTTTTGTTATAAAATATGTTATAATATAGTTACTCCTATAATTTATTTTTCATGATTTACAAAAGAAGTCGGTTTTAATACAGTTCGCCGGCTTTTTTTAATTTTAGGGCGCGTGTATCAGACGCCCTTTTTAGATTTATTACATTCAAAGGAGTTCCTCCTTTTCTATTTTTTATTTTTTTTGATACACTAACCACCTACAAGCCTTTTACAACTTGCAGACGTTACTCACTAATTCCCAATTCCTTTCAAGTATTCAGGTATAGGATCTCCTACTTTCAGGCTGTCGTATTGTTCCTTAGTTACTAGGAAATTGCCATACCCGTTTATAGTCACCGTATAGCGCCCTTCTAGGACGTTTTTAGCGGTTATTGTTCCGATTCGGTCAATTATACCCCCGGCATTATCAACCTTATAAATAATCGTTTTAGGCTGTTCTTTAAGCCGTTCAATTTCCTGGTCTTGATTTACAATTTTAAAACCAAACACGATTAAATGAAAAACAGCAATGAAAAAAAGCAGATATACAAAATTTTCTTTTTTAGTCATGCTTCCCCCTTGAACTAAACACCACAAGACAAGCTAGAATAAAACCAACCGACCAAAAAGCGCAAAGAATGAAGAAGATAATATCTAATAAACTCATGTTTTCCCCTTACTTTTAGTTTTTCCCGCTGTCTAGTTTTGATAAAAGTTTGTAAAGTTGCTCTATTGTGTGAATACTTACAAAATCATTTTTATAATAAAGTTGGTTAAAATCAAATACTTCACCATTCATAAGAAACACTTTAAATTTAGGTCTAATCTTGTTACCTAATTCAAAGATGGATTCAATATTGTTAGTATTGATAATCTTGCCATTTCCGTGCCGGCCGTTTATTGAATATCTCATTAATGCAAGCGCCATATATTCCACCTCCTCATTTTTCTAGTGTTTTGATTACACTTTCAATATGTTCTTTCTTCTCTCGCAATTCTTCCAAACTTTTGACTTCTAATGCTTTTTTGATAATTTCAAGTTGTTCAATTTCTT